TGCAGTTGCTTCAGGAATGTCAGCCACTGCCTCTGCAGCAGTAGGGCGTGCGCCAGTAACAAGCTCATCAGATTGACGCAGTGCTTGAACAATCTCTTGCTTCTTGTCGCCAGTTAGTTTATTAATGTACTCACGCAATGCTTTTGTTCTACCTGCTTCAGTAACAGGCTGAAACACATCTTTTAATACTTTTGAAACCTTCGTTGTGCTTTCAATACCGCCAGACAATAAACCACCAAACGCAGTACCGATACCAATTTGCTTAATCTTTTCTTCGATGTAGTTATCTACGTCCGTAACAGGCTGTAAACCGCCAAACAACGCACCGGTGGCAGCACCTTGACCAACACGACCAAGTGCTGTTGGAGCAGCGGCTGTTGGTGCAAGACGGTTAATAGGACTAACTACAGCTCCTGCTAATTGATAAGGGTCAAAGCCTTCGCTGCCTATACGACGGCGACCTTCTTGAACAGCTTGCTCCACTTGTCTAATGTTCCCACGAGCCTCTTCTTTAACACGCTCACCAAGAATACCAGTCTCTCCGACTAACTGATTAAAACCGAGTACAGGGTCAACAATAGCTCCTTTAGCAAAGCGTGCAATAGGAGAACCAGCGCCAAACATTTGCTCTAATACACCTACAGGTTGTTGTGACTGAGCTGGTGCTGATTGTTGTGGAGCAGTCTTATATAGCTCCTGTGCTTTGGCAATAATCTCGTCTTGTGAAGCGCCTTCAGGACCTTCTAAGGTAATAACGTTTCCATCTGGTGCTTTTACTTTGTACTGTGCCATGTTGTTCCTTACTGAACGATAGACCAACCACCACTTGTTGCAGGGGCTGCTTGCTGTTTAGGTTTCTTTAGATTTATAGGTTCTGTTGGTTTTACTCTAGCAGTAAATCCAAACTGGTCAGTACCTCTATTAATATTAAACTCTAATTTACGCTTTGTCTCATTAACCCACGCAGCTAACGCATCTGCATCGCTATAGCCGGGAAAGCTCTTCATAGATGCACGCATATCAGCATCCGAGGCAGAACCCGGAGGTAGCTGACCAATCTGTTCCATTAACTGCGATGCAGCAATCTTGGTTTGCGCCATCAGTGTTTTCTTAGATGCTAAGGCTTTTGTTTCACCTTTAGTTGTCCAGTCAACAATGCTTTGAGCGTCCTTAACATCGCTTGCTTTAACTTGATTTAAAGTATCTAACAACTTTTGAGCGCCTTCAAACTCTTGACGAATAGGTTTCATTTCTGTTGGTCCAAAAACGGTTCCAGAAATATCTCGATATGCTCCAGACTTGCCTACAGGACCGGGTTTTCCTGTCTCTTCTACACCTCCAGCAGCAGCACGACGAGCAGCTATGGCAGCTTGTCTATCTTGTGACGCTGTGAGAACTTGTAGAATCTTATCAGGAGAACCGTACCTAGTAACAACACTAAGAATCTGCTGCTCTGATGCGTTTGGAGGAAGATTAGACAACTCCGCTCTTAACTTCTCTTCTTGAGCTGCTGATAACTCTTCTTTAGCGATAAGACCTTCAGCTCGTTGGATTTCTGCGGCAGTCTTTTGACGACCTAGACCAGCAGCTTCCATTCTATCGGCTTCACGAACAGCCATCATAGCTTCTTGTGGTGCAAACGGTTGTAATGCTTTAGCAAAATCTCTAGCGCCTTGTGCGGTTGTTAAATCAAACTGTGAAGACAGTTGTTTAATCTGAGAGACTTTCTCTAACTCTGGGTCGCCACCGAGTAAACCACCGACTGTACGTCCTAGACCAGCACCGCCTTGATAAATAGCCATCTGTGCTCGTTGCATTGGGTCAAGCTGTGCAAACCTAAACGCATTAGCTGTGTCTGTAGCTTGACGCTGACGCATTAACTGCTCAGGAGATACTCCGAATAAACTGCCTACGATTTCTGCCATGATTTTTCCTTACGCTAATCTTTCTGGACCGCCACCACCAAACAAGCCACTAAACCAGCTAGAAGCACCACCGCCACTACTTCCACCGCCCATGCCACCCATGCCGCCACCAATAGCGCTAAGTGCTGAACCCATTGGGCTGTAACCTTGATACTGACCGTAAGCCTGTGCAGCTTCTTTCTGTGGGTCTAAGTATAGTTTACCAGCCTGTGCTCCTGCTTGAGAGTATTGACCAGCTAATGCTTGACTTAACCTAAACGGGTCTTGTCCCATTGTTTCTGTTGTTCGTAACAAACCTAACTGAGCTTCTAGAGGACCGTATCCAGCAGTTGTGAGTCTTGGAACTTGCCCAAGCAACTCGCCACCTGTACCAAACAAACCAGCACCGAACACAGCACGCTTTTGTCCATATTCGTCTGCCTGTGCAGCTAAAGTGGCGTCTTGTTGCGCCCGTGCATTAAAGAGTGCTTGTGCTAATGGATTTGCAGGAGCAGTTCCTGTACCAGTCTGTACACCTAGACCACCAGTGCCACGACCAAAGTTAGCAGTGGCTAGTCTTGCTTCTTCAGCAGCACGTCCGGGAGCTAACAAGCCTTGTTGCTGCGACATATATTGCTGTGCGGCTTGCTCAGGCGACGTAGCAAGATATTGTTGACCAAGATTAAACAGAGACTGAGCACCACCAGTTAATGGCTGTGCCATCTGTCCTATTTGTGTTGGGTCATATCCGCCAGCAACACCAAAGAGGCGTTGTTGAATAGCCTGTAGCTCTGGTGACAGTGTATAACTGCCTTGTCCTTCAGGAGTAAACTGTGACGAGCCAAAGGCTGTAGTCATCCCCATTGGTTTGAACTGCGCCATTGCGGACGCTCTGTCTGCAGCAGCACGAAGTGCCTCTGCCTGACCTTTGGCAGCATCTGCAGCTTTGCCACCAGATATTAAACCACCCGCTAGGCTGGCTACTGGACTTACGATTGATGCGACTGAACCACCCATTATAGACTCCTACTGTATATGTGATACATCTGTTTATCCTGATTTATAACATCTTGTTGAAATTCAAACCCGATTGATTTTCCAAACTTAACCAATTTCTTATTGTCTTCATGTGCTATAGCCACTAAAGGCACTGAAACTAAATATTGCAATAAATTTAAATCTTCTAAATACTTTGCTTTAACTGTTGGTGTCCACTTTCGTACATCAGTGTGAAACCATATTAAATCGTTGTGAAGTTCTAACAACATTGTATAGTCTTCACGAATAACGACTGGTACTTTAAAACTCAAGCTGTACGCTTCCACATACGAACTACAATGAATGGCTGTACGTTAGCGTTCGTACCGCTTACACCAGTAGAAGCATTGGTTACTGAGACACCTGTCGTGGCTGTTTGTGTTGCATCCCCATATTGACCAGCGCCACCAACTCCAGTAAATCCGTTAGGAGAACTAGCGGCAAAATAAGCTGGTGAAATAGTGTGTAAGTGTCCCGGGTCTGTAACAGTTGCAGTGTGTGTATGGGACACAACAACAGCATCTTTAGAACCACCAGTCTCTTCAGCAGTATCAAACAGTGCATCACCTGCATCAAGACCAACCATGACACGACCAGCACCAAAGGCAGTCCATGTGCCGAACCCTAAGAGGGTATTTGGGTTAGAAGCACTAGAGGCATTTATGTAGATAGAACCAATAGGGTATGCAGATTGAAGAGCAGCAGTAACAAACGCTGTCGTAGCAAGCTGAGTGGTGGATGTTCCTGCAGACGCTGTTGGCGCAGAAGGAGTGCCAGTAAAGGTTGGGCTATTGATGTCTGCTTTAGAAGCGATAGCGTTAGATACTGCAGTCAATTCAGTATCAATCTCAGTACCTTTGACAATCTTACCTGCGTTGCCTGTAGGTAAGCCATCCTTGGCTGTAAAGTTAGTTGCTTTTGAGTAGTCCGCCACGATATGTTCCTTTTATTAAACTATTGTTTTACCTGCTTTAACGGCAACGTCTATCTTTTGAATAGACAACGGGTTGCCGTTGATGTCTGCTTCTAATCCGAGTTGCATAATTGTGCCTTGACCACCAGCATTAACAGAGAAGCGGTCAATGACGATACCTGAACTATACTCAGCGATGTTGTACTCGCCGATGCCGTATTCATAGACTACTGCAGTGTCTAAGGTGTAGGTAGTTGCTTGATAACCTTCGGTGTAATCAAAACCCCACTTAACAGAGACTGCTTGGTTTGTACCGCCAATAAGAACCCAACCAATCTTCTTCAGAATCTTGAGCTTGGTCGAGGCATCGAAGTCAAAGTAGTTGGTATAATACTGTAAGCGATAAGCTACTCCGTTGTCAGAGTGTCCAAAGTACTTACCGATGTACGAGGTCTGTCC